GTGACGATACCCGGCAGCAAATATAATCTCGGCATTTATAACGAGACAGCGCAGCAGGACGCAGGCTGGCTGCCGAATCTCTCTAAGGGCGATCGCGTGCTGCTGCAGACCGCAAATGGTGTATACTACTCGATTCGAGCAAGCGTACCGTTGAATATGCCGATTGGGTATTCGCGCATGAAGGTAGAGGAGACAGGGGGGAATTGAAAATGCGTGAAAGAGCTGAAACTTTTGGGTTTCAGCTCTTTTGGTGATGCGGAAATTGTGCTTTTGCTGCCGATCGGTAGCATATGTTCTGAAACGATATCCGGTCATCCTAAAACTCGTTAAAAAGGTGCTGAACCTGCACTAAAATCAGCACTAAAATGAAGCGCTGCGATTTTGGTAGACAGCAGTGGTAGACACCGTTTTTTCACAAATTACATCACAAAACTAAATACCGTAAAAAGTACAGAAAAAGAGCTTCAAACATAAGTTTGAAGCTCTTTAACTTGGTGCGGATGGGGGGACTTGAACCCCCACGTCCTTGCGAACACTAGCACCTGAAGCTTATATGGTTGTTTTGAAATCTGTAAACCTTGGCGTGTAGTTTTAATGCATAAAAGTGATGATTTATCTGTGTTTTTCGTAATATTTGCGATGAAATGCAGAAAATAGTTCGGAGCATTGAGAGCGGGAAATCTGCGATTTCTTTCAATCCGTTACACCTTGGTGTCGTCAATTTGTCGTCAGGAAGATTCGGCGGTTTTGGCTTGATTTTCGCCTGTCGGATTGATCGAAGTCAGCACATTGCGCAGCGTGTCAATTTCGTTGTGAACGTAGATTTCAGCAGTGACGTTGATGTCCTTGTGGCCGAGCAATTTTTGAATAGTATATATATCTGCGCCGTGCCGACGAAGGTATGTGCCATAGGTGTGCCGCAGCTCGTGTGCGGTCACGACAGGCACTTCATTATGCTCGCTGTGCAGCTTGCGCATAAGGCGTTTGAGCTTCTGCGACCATGTGTTCGGGCAATAGGGCTTGCCGTCCTCATTCGGGAACAGATACAGGGATTCTTTCGGTAACGAGCGGATCAGTTGGACAGTCTCCTCACTCAGTGGCAGGGTACGGTAGCTTTTCCACTTTGGCGGATTGGCAACGACCGTTCCGTTCCGCACGATCATAGAGCGCTGCACGCGGAGTGTCTTTTCGTTCAAATCAATATCCGACCACATAAGGCCAACCAGTTCACCACGGCGCAGGCCGGTTTCCAGCAGGAGCACGACCTCGGGCATACGATCTGCGGTATAGGCTTTGACCGTTTCCATCTGCTCATCGCTGAGAACGTGCTTGATATGCTTCTGAGCGGTGCTGCGGTAGGTGCAGTGCTTGGCAGGGTTCTTATAGCAAAGGTCGTTCTCAATCGCACATTCAAAGATTGCATTGAGGATTGACCGCATTTTCTTCAACCGACTTTCCGAGCACGCTGTCTTAGTGGCGAAATACGCCTGTATGTCTACCGGACGAATATCGGATAGGAGGGCATTTCCAAAGTAGGGGATCAGGTGGCCCTCGACGAGGCTGACGTAGGTCAGCTTGTATGTATCTTCTTCGACAAACGGCTGCTTATAGGACAGCAGCCACTTTCGTGCCCAGGGAGCAAAGCGGCCGGTGGAGGGCACAAAGGCCTCTCCAGTACGCGCCGACACCTCGGAGGCTACGCGGTACTCCTCGGCTTTCTTTTTCGCATCGGACAGACTCACCGTGCTGTAAAAGGACTTGCGCAGCGGCTTGCCGTGAATGTCGCGGCCGAGCGTAATCTTGTACTCGTAGCGGTTGTCTTTGCGTGTAGGTTTTTTTCTCGGCATAAAAATAACCCCTTTCTTACCGTAAAAAAGTATGGTAAAATAGGGGTACTGATGGCTGTGGAAGGTTTATCAGTACCCCATGTCCCGCTCTGGTGTTGGTAGCACCGGGGCGGGATTTTTTTAGTTTAGTTAGATGCAGACGCCGCAATCTTATCTTCTTGGTCAGATATAGATATTATGTTCTCATTGGCGTCACTTGGTATTTTATGCGAGGGAATCATCTGGGAGACGGAAATATTATGTTGCTGCATACTGCGAATGCACACATCAAGTAGATCAACAAGATCACTTTCTTTAAGCGACTTTATCTTCTTATAGCGTTTTTTGTCATCCTTTTCTGTAAGAATCTTAAATGTCTTTCTGATTTTTCCCATAGAATACTCCTTTTGATTTAATAAGAGGTAGAGGTAGGCATTACGCCCAACCATTGGCGTATACTTCATAATTGCAGTTTGCAAATTCAGAATGAATCGGCATATCAAACGGAACACTGCCAGAAGAGGGGAGTTTATCGACAAAAGTAGATTCGCCGCCGATAATGTCGCCGTCTTCGTTTCGGAATACTGCTGCAACAACAATCATATCAAGGTCAAAGTCATTCTTGTTTACGACTTCTCCAACCAAGCGTTCGCTGTGCATAGCTACGCTTTCAACTAATAGAGGAGTAAACGTAGACTGTTCCAGAGTAGCGGTGGAAACGATATTATAGTCATCAGGCTGCACGATAGTGAATTCTACAGAAGAAGGCGCTTCATCTACTTGGAGAAGCTGCCCAGAATACCAGAAGTCCTGTTGGGGATAGATGGTAGAGAGTGTCTGATCCTGAGTGCCAAGCAATGTGCCACTGGAATCTCGTGCAGTAATGCGGACAGTTGGATAAAGAACCGCTAAGCCAGTGTTGGGGTTATGAACCTTGACTGAGCAGTACAGGAAACCGCCTTCTATCATCGTATAACCGGATTCTGCAATGTCAAGCGGGGTAAATTCAGAATTCGTATCTGTAGAAGTAAATACATTGTTGGTATCGTCAGCAGTCGCATCCGACTGTTTAGTATCGTTCGGGATATTGCTGTTACAAGCAGTGAGGGATAGCACCATCAGACAGAAAAATATTGATGCCAATATTCGCTTTTTCATATTCGTCCTCCTCAGATTTGATCTACGGTGCGAATGACTTTGATAACACGGCCAACAACACGGCACTGTTCCAGGTCTACACCTTCGATACGCCTTGGCTTGAATTCTGGATTGATGGGAATAAGATCGATCCAATCCTCGCCTGGCTTATATTCGATACGCTTGACAGTGGCTTCATCGCCGCCCAGCAGCATAATGCCGATCCGACCGGAAATGCCCATGTCGCTGCATCGCAGGCACAGGATTTCGTCGCCGTCCTGGAACTGCGGGTACATACTGTCGCCGCTGACCGTGGCCAGAAAGAAATCTTCAGGTCTGCGCCGTCCAATCCACTCAGCAGGTATGGTTCGCTGTTCATAAACATCGGTAGAGGTTGCGTTAAAGTGTGCTGCTACCGGGCCTGCATAGTGGATTGTGACAAGATTGGCGCTGCTTGGTGTTACACCAGCAGGGGAGGATTCGTCGCTCCAACCCATGAGATAAGCCACTGTCGTTTGTAAAACTTTTGCTAAAGGTTCGAGAGATGTACCAGGGAGTTTCTCTATATCACCTTTTTCATAACGAAAGATTGTCGCGCGAGAAACGTTCAGCGCTGTTGCAACATCTTCTGCACTTAATTTTAATTCTTTGCGGCGTGCTTTCATACGATCACCAGTAGTCAATACAGCCACCTCCTTGATACTTCTTACTATATCATGCGTGTAGCAAAAATGCAACACGAATTTGCAATAGAACAAAATAGAATCGCATAATTGCGAAAATGCAGTTGACATCTTGGGTAAAAGATGGTACTATAAAACCACAAAGTCGCAATAATGCGATACTGGACGGAGGTGATGACTTTGAGAGTAAATACAGATATGCTTCGAGGGAAAATCGTAGCAAACGGCCTAACTCAAGAAGGCGTTGCAGCACAGATCGGAATGGATCGGAGTACTTTTTCTCGAAAGATGAAAAGTTCGGCACTTGATTTTTCGGTCGAAGAGATGCACAAACTGTGCGACGTACTAATGTTGAGCAATGAGGAGGCAATCCAAATTTTTTTAGCTCAATAGTCGCATAAATGCGATATAGAAAGAAGGCGATTCCAATAACCTATATTTCTTCCGAAGTCGCTGGCTGGGCGGCGTTGATCCTGTCGCAGGTGTATCTGCTCAAGTACCGCCTGTTCGGTCAGCACATTGACAAGATCGGCGCGGCACTGTGTATCACGATGGCAGTCGTGCTGTGTATCGGCTGCACCGTCGCAAACCTTATTACATAGGGAGGTGAACGCCATGACAACCCCGATTGCCATCACGGCCAAGCTGTCCGAGCTGGAACGGCTGTGCGAGAAGTACCCGCAGAAGATCCCAATCGACGAATGCGCGGCGTTTCTCGGCATGGCAGGCGAAAGCCTGAGAGCCTGTCTGGAGCACGGTTCCTGTCCGTTCGGGCTCGGTTGGCTCAAGAAAAACGCACATAACCGCGCGTTCTTTATCCCTACGCTGACGTTTTACCTCTGGGTAACGCAGGCGGCAGGGTTCAAAGAACCGACATAAGAAAGGAGAAAACCATGTCCCAATTTACCGAAACGGTACCCGAGGTGAGCACAGAGCCGGAGGCGCGCGCCGAGCCGAAACCCGACCTCGACCGCATGATCTTTGCGGCGTTCGACAACGTAGTCGGCAAGGTGGACGATTTCGTCACGATGTCCGGCTGCTGGCGTAAGGTACTGACGACTATTGAGAAGCAGTTGAACGAGCTGGCATATCTCGTTTGGGAACACCCGAACACAGAGGAATCGGTCTGTCAGATTGCAGCCGTCATCGCGTATGACGAAATCCGCGCATGAAAAACGCCGCTGTCAGGACGGCAATCCCGATCAGCGGCAAAGAAATGTATTCAACCACATAATAGCATGAAGTTAGGAGAATTTCAATGGTAAAGATTATCAGCAACGTAAAAGGCGACCACGTTGAGGGGAGTGTAGAGCTGGCGGGCAACATGAAAGCGATTGTTTCCGAACTGGTCAATGCAATCGGCAGTGCGTACCTGCAGATTGGTGCACAGGACAAGCGAGCCGCACAGGCGTTCCGCAAGATGTTCACTCAGTTCGTAACGAGCGAGGATTCGCCTATGTGGCTCGAGGACAGCTGTGACGGCGTTATTGTCAACGCATCCATCGTCCGTGCGGGCAAGCTGACCAGCGAGGATGTTGCCAACGCAATCCGCTGCGGCGCTTCCAAGGACGTTATCAAGGCTTTGCTGGAGGAGATGGACGCATGAACATCGTACTGAAATCCCTCGATTTAGTCCATTTCAAGTGTTTTCCAAAGTTGCACCTCGACTTTCACGAGGGCGTGAACAACATCTACGGCGAGAACGCCGCAGGCAAGACCAGTGTTTATGACAGCTTGACTTGGCTGCTGTTCAACAAGGACAGCGCCGGAAACGCGCGGCCGGACATCAAGCCGCACGGCGCACCGCAGGGCACCATGCCCGAGGTCACCGCGATTCTTATCGTGGACGGCGAGCCAATCAAGCTGCGCAAGGTGCTGCGTGAGAAGTGGGAACGCCCGCGCGGCAGCGCCATCGAGCGCTACGCAGGTGACACGCGCGACTACTACATCGACGATGTGCCGCTTGCGGAGAACGAGTACAAGCGCCGTATTGCGGAGCTGATCGACGAGAACCGCTTCAAGCTGCTGACCGATGTCTGGGCGGTGACGAGCAAGATGCACTGGAAAGACCGCCGCACGCTGCTCGCTGAGATCTGCGGTCTGCCGGAGGACAAGCAGCTGCTTGCGGCTACACCGCAGTTTACGGAACTGAACGAGAAAGTCGGCCGCCGGACAGTGGATGAATACAAGTCCGTGCTCGTCAAGCAGCGCAAGGACATGAACGCAAACCTCAACACCTTGCCGGTTCGCGTGGACGAGTGCAGCCGCATGGTGACGGAGCTGGAAAGCCTTGACTTCGCGGCGGCGCACAGCGAAAGCGACCGTTTGCAGGCCGAGCGCGAGCGGGTGCAGGGCGAGCTTGTGAAGCTGGCGAACAACACCCTTGTCGCGCAGGCACGCAACGAGCTGGGTGCCCTGCAAAACCAGCTCCGAGAGCTGGAAGCAGAAAACAACGCGCATCTTGCCAGTCAGCGCGTGCCGGTGGAGGACGAAACGCCGGTACTGACCGCCGCGCTTGACCGCGCAAAATGCGAAGCCGACCGCCTGACGCGCACTGTCGCACGGGAAACCGACTACATCACCACCGGCGAAAACTGCCTGAACGACTACCGCGCACGCTGGCGTGCCATCGACGCCGAGGAGTTCACGGAAACCGTCTGCCCGACCTGTCATCAGCCGTTACCGGCAGAGCAGGTTGCCGAGGCGCGCGAAGCCTTTGCCGCCCATCAGCAGCAGCGCAAGGACACGCTCCTTGAGGACAGCAAGTTTGTCAAGCGGGGCATTGCAGCCGCACAGGAGCGCCTTGCAAGTGCCGAAACCGCGCTGAAATCCGCACAGAACGAGGTGCAGAAAGCGCAGATTGCCCTTGACAGCTACACGCCGCCGGTCGAAATCACACCGGAGAACCTGCCGGACTATGACCGCCGCAAGGGCGCGATTTTGACGCTCATTGCGGACGCGGACAAACGCATTGACCGCCTGTCCGGTGATACCGCAGCGGAAAAGAGCCGTCTGGAAGCCGAGCACGCCGAGCTGACGCGCCGCAAACTGGAAAGCGATGCCGTTCTCGCCAAGGAGCAGACCCTTGCAGATACGCGCCGCCGCATTGCCGAATTGCAGGCCGAGCAGCGCACTGCCGCCGCCGAGGTCGAGCAGATGGACAGGCTCATTGCCATGTGCGAGGAGTTCACGCGCTACCGCGTGCAGGCTATCACCGAGAGCGTCAACAGCAAGTTCCGTCTGACGCGCTGGCGGCTGTTCACTGAGCAGGTCAACGGCGGTCTGGCAGACTGCTGTGAGCCGATGGACAGGAACGGCTCGACGTTCGAGGGCACGAACAACGCTATGCAAATCAACATCGGCATGGACATTATCGACACGCTTTCCGCACATTTCGGCCGCCGTGTACCGCTTTTCGTGGACAACGCCGAGAGTGTTACACATTTGCAGCCTATCGGCTCGCAGGTCGTGCGGCTGGTGGTTTCGGAGCAGGATAAGGAGTTGAGAATCGAATGAGCCTGAAAGCAAAACGCAAGGTCGTGAGCAGCATTCCGCCGATGGACGGCGGCACTTATATGGGTGTTTGCGTTGCGGTTGTTGACCTCGGCCAGCAGTACAAGCAGTTCGAGAAGCAGAAGCAGGGCAAGTATGCCGAGGAATGTATGTTCATCTTCGAGATACCGGATGAGCGTGTCGAGGTGGACGGTGAGGACAAGCCGCGCTGGCTGTCGTCCCGCCGGTTTACGGTATCGCTGCATGAGCGTGCGGCGCTATTCCAGATGCTGACCGCATGGCGCGGCAAGGCGCTGACCGATGCAGAACTGGATCCGTCCGGTGACGGCTTCGACCTGATGCAGATGGCAGGCGTACCGGCCATGCTCAGTGTCACGGTCGTTGAAAATGATGACGGCAGCAAGTACAACCGCATTGAGGCGGTCACGGGATTCCCGAAAGGCCTTCCGGCACCGAAGCCGGAGAGCGAAATCCTCGTATTTGATGCGGATGAGCCGGATATGGAAACGTTCGGCAAACTGCCCGAGTGGGTGCAGAACATCATCCGCAAGTCTACGCAGTTCGCGGACAACGCACCCGAGGAAAAGGTCGATATTCCGCCCGAAGAACCGGAAACGCCGCCTGACAGCAAAGGAGCGTGCCCGATTTGACGTTTACATCACTGGCGAGTAGCTCTCGCGGCAACGCCTACGTCGTGTCGGACGGGGAAACGACCCTGCTGTTGGAGTGCGGACTGACGTTCAAGGAGCTGCAAAAGCGGCTCGGCTACGGCGTAGCGGGCATTACCGCCTGTTTGGTGTCGCATGAGCACCAGGATCACGCGAAAGCCGCCGCACAGCTGCTGAAAAGCGGCGTTCCGGTCTACATGAGCGAGGGCACCGCCGCCGCCCACAAGGACGCAATGGACGCGGCAAACCTCATCAAAGCGGGTGACGTGCTGCGGTTCGGGCACCTGACGGTCGTGCCGTTCCGCACGTTTCACAACACGGACGAGCCGCTCGGGTTTCTCATCGAGGACAGGCGGACAGGAGAACGGCTGCTCTGGGCAGTGGACACCGCGAATCTGGGCGTCACCGCCGATAAGCTGACCTACATCGCGGTTGAATGCAATTACGAGGAGCGCCTGCTGAACCGCAGCGACCGCATTCCCTCGGTGCTGAAAGACCGCATCCGGCACAGCCATTTCGAGGTTTCGGACGTAATCCGTTGGCTGCACAAGCAGGATCTCAGCGGCGTGCTGACCATCTGGCTGCTGCACCTGTCCGCTGGCAACAGCAGGGCAGAGGCATGGCAGGTGAGGTTTGAGCGCGAGTTTCCCGGAATTGAAATTCGGGTGTGCCCGGAATGATTTTCGGAGAAGTGGACTACTCATAGTCAATTTTTCGGGGCGAATTACCAGATAGGCAGAGGAGGTTTCTGCATGAAGAAAATCAATATCAAGCTGATGCTGACCGACAAAACGGCGCTGGCGATCACGAAGTACGCCGACCGCTGGGGCATGACGCCCGGCGAGGTCGTGGACAGCCTGATGCGCTTCTACAAGCGCGAAATGAGAAAGAGGTATAACCATGAGTGAGAATTACAACGCCACCGGCGAAATCAAAGAAATCGGTATTCTGGACATGATGAACGGCGCGATCGGTGAGCGGACGGCGTATGAACTGTTGCGCATTATGAAGAACTGCCGCGACCTGAATACCGAGGCAAAGAAGGCACGCACGCTGACGATCAAGCTGTCGATCGTGCCGACCGAAAACCGCGACAGCGTAGCCGTCCGCGCGGCGGTCGAAAGCAAGCTCGTTCCGGTAAAGCCGATCGACGGTGCGCTGCTGCTCGGCGGCATAATGGACGAACCGGTCGTTATGGAGTATACGCCGCAGGTGCCCGGTCAGCAGGACATCTACGGCGGCGAACAGGACGAGCCGAAAATCATCAAGCTGGAAAACGTCAAGCAGGCGTAAAGGAGAACGAACATGATCAAAAGTGCATTGGAATACATTATCGGGCTGAGCCGCCCGAACACAGAGGCAGTGAACGGCGAGACTTATTCGGACAAGCCGCTGCACCGCATCCCGAACGAACTGATGGCATCGCCGCTGGCGGTACATACGCTGTCGGCGGTGCGTGATTACATCGAAAGCGGTGCGGATGAGTGCGCTGAGGACGAGGACAGCCTCAGCCGCCGCTTCGTTATCCACGTTGCGGATTACGACAGTGTGTATCTGTATCGCGAGCTGAACAGCGACAAGGCGCGTGAGTGCCTGCTGGAAGCCGATCTGTTCACACCAACGTTCCCGTTTGGCCGCTGGCTGGGCGTGGAGGAGTTCATCATCAATATGCAGACGCATTTCGTGCCGACCGAAGTCCGCGACACGTTGGTGCAGCTCATCAGCACGGTAACGACCGAGAACGGCGTATCGCTGGCAGACGACGGCATGACGCAGCGCGTGACAGCCCGCAGCGGTATTTCTCTTGTGAAGCAGGTGAGCGTGCCGAACCCGGTTGTACTGGCGCCGTACCGCACCTTTACCGAGGTTGAGCAGCCGGAAAGTCCGTTCGTGTTCCGTATTCGCCAGACCGGCGATGAGGTGCAGGCGGCGCTCTTTGCGGCTGATGCGGATGCATGGAAGCGTGAGGCCATCGCAAATATCCGCGACTGGTTCGAGCAGCACATTCCGCAGGAGCTCCGCGAGGACGTTATCATTCTGGCGTAAGCAGGCAAGGCACAGGGCGGCACACGCCGCCCTTCCTGCCCTGAAAACCGGAGGTGATACTACGGGCAGAAATTGTAAAGTTGCGTTGGACTGGTGGCCGAGAGATATAGGGCTGTTCCGCGATCCCAAGCTGCGAAGTGTGCGGCAGGAATTCGGCGTGCTCGGGCCATATATCTATGAGTGCCTGCTCGACATCGCCTACGGCGATAAGGGCTATTACATCAATTATTCCGGCCGAGGGCGTGAGGATGTTCTCTGGCAGCTTTCGGAATACGTTGCCGGGCGGTACGCCGTGCCGGTGGAGACAATTGCGAACGTGATCGACCGTTTGGTGGAGTGTGAACTTTTTAGCGACGGCCTGTACAAGCGAGGGTTTATCACGTCGAAAAGAATGCAGATGAGTTATTTCATTGCCACGCTGGGACGCAGCGGCGTGCAGATTAACTTTGACATCTGGCTGCCGACCGAGGAAGAGATGCGAGAGAAAAACCCGAGCGGCAAGTCTTTTGTGCTGCAATCCTTTATTTCTTGGCAAGAAAAACATATAACTTGGCGAGAAACGGCTGTTTCTCAGCCGGAAAGTACACACAGTACAGAACAGGACAGTACAGGAGAGAACAGTATAGTACAGCACAGCAGAGAACAGCAGAGCAGTGCGCCGGTGAGCGCTCTGGCTGATGAGCTGGAGGAGCTGCTGGGATGTAGATTTGATAAGAATTTCTGTCTGGAACTGGCACGTCTGCAAAAGCTGGGTATGCAGAAGGAAGTGTTTTTAGACGCTGCGCGGCAGACCAACGATAAGACACCGAGGAGTCCTGCGGCGTACTTCCGCACCGTTCTGCAAAGCTGCGAGAGGGATGGTATCCTGACGGCGGCAGATCTCGGCGCGACCAGGGCGAAGCCAATCGAGCAGAGCAGACCAAAGCAGGAGGACTCGAGCGGCTATCTCAGCCCGGCGAACATCGGCGGTACTGACCGAGGGCAGGACGATTCGCAGCTTTCGGACTGGGAGCGGGAATGGAAAAATCGGGTTATGAACCGCAGTAAGGAGAACAGCAATGACGATTAAAGAATATCAGCGCAAGGCCATGCGCACAGCGACGCCGAAGTGCTATAACACGGCAAATGCCGCTCTCGGCCTGACCGGCGAGGCTGGCGAGGTAGCCGATGAAGTTAAGAAGTGTATGTATCAGGGGCATCCGTGGCAGCCGTCCAAGATCATCGAGGAGCTGGGCGACGTGCTGTGGTATGTGACTTTGATGGCTGAACTGATGAACGTGCCGTTGGAGTACATCATGCAGGCAAACATCGAGAAGCTGGAACGGCGATACCCGGATGGTTTTTCGCCGGCGGCGAGTGTAAATCGGGAGGAGAACAATGAATAAAATCCGCATTGCAACCAACGACATGGCGCTGACCGTCAAAATGTCGGACGAGCAGGCCAACGTCTGGTTCGGCACGCTGACCCGCGCTCTGCTGGGCGAGTATCCTGATATTGCGGAGCCGGTCGAGGTGGAAGAACCGGAGGCCGAGGACAGCGAACCGGAAACCGAAGAGCAGCCGTCTGATCTGGATGAGGACGAACCGGAACCGGTTGAAGAACCCACGCCGCAGGAGAGCTACAAGGGCTTTCTGCGTATCACCTGTGCACATTGCGGCGAAACCGGCAGCTTTAACGCGCGGTACCCAATCGGGTTCTATCGCTGTAAGTCATGCGGTGAGAACAACGCGCTGCACGATCTGCACCGTTTGAAATTCCGCTGTGAGTGCGGCCATACATGGGTCTACCATACGAACGCAACGGAGCGCATCATCGAGCAGAACTGCCTTGCGTGCGGTATGCCCATGCAGGCAGAGCAGGACAAAAACGGGGATTATTCCCCGTTGTAATTCGTTTGAGCTGTTTTAAGCTCTGGTTTGAGAGGAGAATGAGCGATGGAAGCAGTTCGCAAGCGTAAATCTCCGCCGCTCGGCAAGCGCACCTGGACGCCGGAGGACGAAAACTATCTGGCAGAGAAGTGGGGCTATGCATCAGTGCCCGCCATCGCAAAGAGGCTGAACCGCACGGAGAACGCAGTCGTTGTTCGGGCACAGCGGCTCGGCTTGGGAGCTGTGCTGATGGCAGGTGGGTACGTCACGCTGAACCAGCTGCTCGCCACAGTGACAGGAAGGGAACGCGGCAACACCTACCAGCGCAAAAGCTGGGTAGAGAACCGCGGTCTGCCGGTGCACAGAAAGAAAGTCAATCGGTGCAGCTTTTCTGTGGTCTATTTAGAGGAGTTCTGGGAATGGGCGGAGCGCAACCGCAGTTTCCTCGACTTCTCGAAAATGGAGCCGCTGGCACTCGGCTGGGAACCGTCGTGGGTCGCAGAGCAGCGCAAAAAGGATTACCGCGCCTGCGCGATCCAGCGCAAGGATCCGTGGACGGCAGACGAGGACAGTCGCCTTAAAATGCTGCTCAGTCAGCACAAATATACATGGGCGGAGCTGGCAGAGATGCTGCACCGCACGACTGGTGCAATCCAACACCGGTGTCGCGATCTCGGCATCAAGAATCGCCCAGTCAAGGCAGATAATCACGGCAAAAGCGCAGTGTGGAACGAGCGCGACTATGCGATTCTGGCGGACGGTATCCGTCACGGTGACAGCTACATGGCAATCGGACAAGCGCTCGGCAAGTCGGAAAAGGCGGTGCGTGGCAAGGTCTACACGGTGTATCTGACCGAAAACGCGGATAAGGTGCGCGAATACATGGGCGATGGTCCGTGGGGAGCCGGTGCGCCGGAGCCGAAAGTCAAGCAGGCGGTGTACCTGTCCACCACGAGAACAGAGGTGCGCAAGCAGCTGTCATATCTGGCAGGGCTGCTGCGGAAACGGGCGAATGATCTGGGCTACGATCCGTATTGGCAGCGTTTTATGTGTCAGCACTGGGACGACTTCGGCGGCTGCTCTGTCGGCTGCGCGAATTGTGATGACTGCACAGAATTTCGGCGTATCCGTCCGCAGTATTGCGCTCGGTGCGGCGGCACGTTCTACGAGAGGAAAGAGAACCGTTTCTGCGGTGCCTGCCGGATGGCACGGAAGAAGAAAGCACAGCGGCATTGGTGCCGCGTCAATCATAGCTGAACAGGAGAGGAGAACAACCATGAATGAGAGAGTAATCTGGACGCACCCGAAGGGGCGTTTTGAGGTCGTGGAGCGTACATACAGGGCATTGGACGGCAGGCTCGGGCGTGTGCGCGAATGCCGCTTCACGCTGCGGCGCGATGTGCGCGGACTGGCGTGTAATGTGGCTGCTCAGCCAATCAGCGTTGAGCCGGCGCTTTGCGTGCCGCAGAAAGGCGTGCATGGTCCGGTGACCGCCGCCGATGTGGACACGTGGTGCAAGTGGTACCGGCAGGGCAAGTCCGTTGCGGACATCTCGGAAATGGCGGGACGGAACGAGAAAACCGTCACTGCCAAGCTGAAAAAGCGCGGGGTGCTGCTGACAGACGAGGAACAGCGGAAAATCCGAAGCCTTGCCGCGCAGGGCTGGACGGCGGCGAAGATCAGCAAGGAGATCGGGTATCCAAGAGCAGCGGTGCGCTGCTGCGTGCGGGAGATGGAGGTGCAGCATGGCAAAGTGTAAATTCTGTGGGGAGCCGGTTAAGGCTGCACCGGTGTTCCACCCGTCCTGCTGGGTGCAGGCAGTGAACAAGTACGCAGGTGAGATCTGCGATGAGTATTGTAAGTTTCCTTTTGAACTGGACTATGAGGCACTGGTGGACAAGTGCGAGCAGTGTCCGATGACACGATTGAAAGAGTTGGGAGGGGAAGTATGATACTGGAACTGACCCGTCAGGACATTCTCGCCCTGACCAACGAGAGCAAGCGCAAGGCCGTGCTGTCTGGCTGGCAGAACTGGGGCATCTGGCACAAGGCGCCCGAGATCGGTCTTAGCGTGTACCGGCTCGACCTGCCGGATGGCTCGTTCTTTACGGCCAGCTGGTATGAGGGCGACGACTTCTTTCCGGGCGGCAGCATGGGCATGGGCATGGGCAATGTCAACCGTCCGCGTTTCAATCTCTGCGACAAGGGCGGCAAGCTGAAAGCCGGGAGCAAGGCCGAGAGCCTGCTGACGGACAAGCTCAAAGAGCTGCGGAAGGAGTTGCTTAACCATGGCGCTTAAAATCGTACCGATCTCGCTGCGAGGTGCAAACGCCTATGTAAGAGATCATCACCGTCATCACAAGCCGACGGTCGGACATAAGTTTTCGATTGCTTGTGCGGATGGGCAGGAAATCGTCGGTGTTGCTATTGTAGGCCGACCGGTGTCGCGCCACCTTGACGATTACTGGACACTGGAGGTCAATCGGCTGTGCACGGACGGCACGCGCAATGCGTGCTCCATGCTCTACGCTGCCGCATGGCGAGTTGCCCGGGCGATGGGATACAAGCGACTGATAACGTACATTCTGGAGAGCGAACCGGGGACAAGCCTGAAAGCCGCTGGCTGGAAGTGCATGGGGAAGGCCGGCGGCCTGCGTTGGACAGGCGCTCGCTGCCCGGAAACGGATCTTTATCCGGCGGAAATGAAATTGAGATGGGAAGTGACGACTGATGAAAACTGATGATCTCATCAAAGCTATGGAGCAGATGAAAGTGCAGACCGGCTCGCTGGTCTGCCTCGGCTGCGGGCATGAGCACAACTGCGGCGTGCATGGCTGCGCGATCGCGCGGGAGGCCGCGGTGCGGCTGAGCCTGTATGAACACGCGCTGGAGCAGGTCGCAAAGGAACGCGACACGCTGCTTGCGCAGCTCAAGCGCCTCGGCGGCTGCATGGGCTGCACCGGTCATATGAACCCGGAGGCGCGGCTCTGCATTGACTGCGACGAGACGTTCTGCGCGTGGCGGTTCAAATTATGAGAAAATACATGGAGGAACAAAAATGAAAAAGAAAATCATGGCGGCACTGCTCTGCGGTGCTATGATGTGTAGTCTGTCGGCCTGCAGGGAGAGCGAGCGCGTTGCGTACAACATCTCGAAGGAGGCGGACAATTTCAACGTCACGCGCCGTCTGGAAGTCATCAACGCGCGTACGGACAAGCCGGTGTTTGAGCTGATCGGCAACTTCGCCATCTCGAACAACAGCGAGAACGAGCTGGAGGTGACTGTCGAAACCGGGCAGGGCGTTTACAAGAAACACCTTGTGTACCTCAACGACTGGACGATCTACGTTGTGGAGGACGTCAGCGGCGCTTACGTGGACAAGTTCCACTACGAGGTGAATTTCCTGCCGGAGATGATCATTCCGGTTACGGTGACGTCGCATGACTAAATACAGCGATAAGGTTCGGCGCTACCTCGTGTGGCGCTACGGCATTACGGACAGGGAGGGGAAGCATTGAACAAGCGTGAGGACTGGTGGGAGTACACGAAGCGCATCATCCGGTCATATCCGGCGCTCGCGCGCAAGGCGGAGAGTGTGGGTGACATGCCCTGCACACCGGCTTACGGCACAGGCGGCGGGCACGGCGGCACGAACAGCAATCCGGTGGAGCGCGCGGTCGTTGACCGGCTGACTGACAAGGAGCAGCGACGGTATGATGCGGTGCGGGCTGCCATCTCGGAAACTGAGCGCATGAAGCACGGCCACCAGCGCATGGAGCTGATCGACCGCGTGTACTGGAAGCGCAGCCATACGCTGTACGGCGCGGCGATGTGTGTCGGAGTAAGCGACAGAACCGGTCAGAGGTGGAACGCTGAGTTTATTCGGCGAGTAGGAAAGAATTTGGATTTACCATAAATATTTTATTTTGGCGGTTCATGCACCTAAAACCATGATATTCTGTTACCATGAAGTTTGCAGGGGTGAAATGCAGACCCTGTGACCTCCTGCTTCATGCCATTGGAGTACATCTCTCTGAAAGAGCACTCTCGTTCGAGGGTGCTTTTTCATATTCGAAAGGAAGAAGCCGTTATGCTGAAAGCCTGTCCGTGGTGCGGACGGATCCACGACAGTCGAGAGGACTGCGGACGCAGACCGCCGAAGAAATATCGACGCGAAGAAAGCGAGCGCGGACGCAACACGCGAGCATGGAAACACAAAGCGGAGCAGATTAAAACAGACAGTCACTACCTGTGCGAGAACTGTCTTTCACAGGGGGTGCTCACATGGGATGGACTGGAAACCCACCACATCATCAAGCTGCGGGAACGCCCTGATCTATTACTGGACGATGATAACCTCGTGTGTTTGTGCGAAAAATGCCACAAAAAAGCAGATTCCGGTGCAATATCCGCTGATTTTTTGCGACAGCTTGCGAAAAAACGAAACAATATCCCCCCGGACACGCAGAATTTTTGAGCGTGAGCGGCTGTACACCAACCGCGGACCTCGGCGTAAAAATAATTCCCAAAATAAGTTTAGCAAAGGAGTGAGGACGAATGAGCCGACCAAGTAAAGCGACTGCTGTGCTGGGCGAAGAAAAGCGTTCGCACCGGACGAAAGCAGAGCTGCGGCAGCGTGCCGCTGCGGAAAATGCCCTCATTACCGGAAAGAAGATGCGGGAGCGTCCGGAGGTCAAAGACAATGAGAAAGCACATAAGGAATGGCAGCGTATCAGGGGACTGCTCGAAGCTGCCGGAAAGAATGAGGCGCTGTACGAGGCGACGATCAATCGGTACTGTATGCTGCACGCTGAGTGTTTGGACTTTGAGCGCAAGCGGCAGTTGTTTTCCGATCAGCTGGACGAGCTGACCGAGAATACCGAACTGGAAGCTACAGACCGATACAAATATCAGGCACAGATGCAGAAGAACATTCTTGCTGTGGACAAGCAGCTCCAAACCAAGCGCCGTATGATGCTCGACATTGAGAAAGAGTGCGCTATGACCATTTCGGCGGCCATGCGAAGCATCCCTAAAACCACAGCCGAGCCGAAAAATCCACTGATGGGGATTCTGAACGATGACGATCCTTGACAGCCGCGCCGTGCGCTACGCCCGCTGGTGTGTGCAGCATGATAATCCAAAGGCTCCGCACTACGTTAAGCTACAGGCTGCACAGTGGTTGGACATCGCAGAGGGACGGAACACGGAGGCGCTCATCGATGAGAAGGCATACAAGCGCATTTGCAAGCTGCTGCGGCTGATGATTCATCCGGATCTGAACTGCCCGATGTATGACGGACTGGAGGACTATGCGTGGCTGCTCATCACGGCGGTGTTCTGCACCAAAACAACGGACGGCCGCCGCTACTATGAAACCGCTCTGCTGGAAATTGCCCGCAAGAACTTCAAGACCTTCAACAGTGCGGTCATTTTCATTCTGCTCATGCTGACCGAGCCGGTATTTTCTCGTTTTTTCTCGGTCGCACCGGACCTCAAGCTGTCGAGCGAGCTGAAGATCGCCATTCGGAAGATCATCAAGTCATCGCCTGCGCTGGCAGACGAAAGCGTGTTCAAGGTGCTGCGCAGCGAGATACGCTGCCGTCTGACGGACAGCGAGTATGTGCCGCTTGCCTATTCGCAGGACAAGATGGACGGCAAGCTGGCGAACGCTTTTCTTGCGGATGAGGCCGGTGCGATGGATGCTTACCCAATCGAGGCCATGCGTTCCTCACAGATCACGCTGCGTTCCAAGCTGGGCATTATCATTTCCACCCAATACCCGAACGACAACAACGCCATGCTGGACGAGATCGACATCTCAAAAAAGGTACTCGATGGACTGATTTCCGGCAGGCGTTTTTCTCTGCTGTACGAACCGGACACCGAGCTGACCATGCGCGACCGTTGGCAGACAGACGACACCGTAATCTATCAGGCGAATCCGGCAGCTGTCAGCAATCCGAATATCTTTGAGGCGGTGTGCGATATGCGCACCATGGCGATTCTCTACGAAAACAAGCGTGAGAACTTCCTGTGTAAGCACTGCAATATCAAGTATAAGGGCCTCGGCGTAGAGGGCTATGTGGATATTGCAAAGGTGCGGGAGTGCCGCCGCGAGGAAGACCTCGATTTCTGGCGCGGCAAACCGGTCTATCTCGGGCTTGACCTGTCGCAGACGGACGATAATACCGCCGTTGCGATGGCGACCGCCGAGGACGGTATACTCTACGCAAAAGTGTGGGGGTTTCTTCCTGCGGACCGAAAGCTGTTCAAAACAAAGAAAGAGAATGTGGACTACGACCGGCTGATCCGGCAGGGCGCGTGCTTTGCCTGCGGTGATGAGGTCATCGACTACGGTTTTATCGAGCAGTTCATTCTCGGACTGGAGGAACAGTATGGTGTGCGCGTGATCCAGTGCGGCTATGACCGCTGGAACGCTATCTCGACTGTGCAGAAGCTGGAGGCCTCCGGTATGGAGTGCGTAGAGATCAAGCAGCATTCGAGTGTGCTGCACAGTCCGACCAAACTGCTGAAAGAGAAAATCCTTGGTCGTCGATTCCGGTACGATGAAAATGCAATGCTGGAGATCAACTTTCAGAACGCACGCTGCACCGAGGACACTAACCTGAATAAATACGTCAACAAGAAGAAATCCTCCGGCAAGGTGGATATGGTGGTCGCTCTGCTGAATGCCACCTACCTGATCGAGCAAGATATGCTGTTCGGCAGCGAGGATTTCATTGCACAGACATAAGGAGGACAAGCAAATGGGACTGCTGAAACGCTTTCGGCGCCAGGAGATTCGCGCCGACCCGGACGAAACCATGTTTGAAGATGCGCTGCTGACCGCACTGCTCGGCAGCGGCAAAGCAACCAAGCAGATGGCTTTACAGGTGCCGACGGTCAGCGGAGGTATCGACCTGATCGCCAACGTGGTAGCCGGTACGCCGGTAAAGCTCTACCGGGAGGAAAACGGCAAAGCGATTGAGGTGCCGAACGACCCTCGGGTGCGCCTGCTGAATGACGAAACCGGCGATACGCTGAACGCGAATGAGTTCTGGCACGCGATGATTCGCGATTATTACACCGGTAAAGGCGGCTATGCCTACATCAACCGCGTGCGCGGAGAAATTCGCAGTCTGCATTATGTAGATGAGAGCCGCGTAGCAGTGAACCGCAATACAGATGCCATCTTCAAGGACTTTGATCTGCTGGTAGATGGCACGGTCTATCGTCCGTTCGACTTTCTCAAGCTGCTGCGCAACACAAAAGACGGTGCGGTCGGTGTACCCATCACCGAGGAAAATGCCAAGCTGATCGAGGTTGCGTATCAGTCGCTGTGCTTTGAGCTGTATCTCGTTAAAAAGGGTGGCAACAAAAAGGGTTTCCTCCAGAGTGAGAAACGCCTCGATAAAGCCTCAATGGACGAACTCAAGCAGGCATTCGCCAATCTGTACAGTAACAGCAGCGACAATGTAGTTATTCTCAACAACGGTATCCGCTTTCAGGAGAGCAGCAACACCTCGGTCGAGATGCAGCTTAACGAAAACAAGCAGTCCAACGCAGAGGAGTTTGCGAAGATCTTTCATATCTCTACCGCCGAGATGGGCGGCACGGCCGGCGATACGGCAAGCCTTGCCAAACTGGCGGCAATCCCTCTGATGAAAGTCATCGAGTGTGCGCTCAACCGTGATCTGCTGCTGGAGAAAGAGAAAGGCTCGCTGTACTGGGCGTTCGATACTAAGGAACTGCTCAAGGGCAGCATGAAAGAACGGTTTGATGCCTACAAGACCGCACTCGATGCCAACTTCATGCAGGTGGACGAGGTTCGCTTTGCAGAGGACATGGAGCCGCTCGGCCTGACATGGATCAAGCTGGGCTTGCAGGACGTTCTCTACGACCCGAAAACCAATACTATCTACACGCCGAATACCAATCAGATGCAGCGCATGACAGAACAAACGCTGCAGGTACCGCAGGAAGGAGGTGAAACGCTATGAAAATCGAAATTCGCGCAGACGGCGCCCATATCTCCGGTTATGTGAATGTTACCGGAAAACGCAGCCGCCCGGTCATCACGCCGCACGGCAAGGTCATCGAGGAGATCGAGCCGCGCGCGTTTGAACAGGCGATCGGCAGAGCGGGCAACATCACGGTCACGGTCGATCACGACAACAGCCATGTGTACGCTAGCACGGATGACGGCACGCTTAAGATGTTCGAGGACGACATTGGTCTGCACGCTGATGTGCTGGTGACGGATGAAACCCTCATTGAGCTTGCGAAAAAGGGCAAGGTCAAGGGCTGGAGCTTCGGAATGTACAATGTACAGGACGAGGTGGAGCCTCGCGCCGATGAGCTGCCGCTGCGAAAGGTCAAATCGCTCGATCTGGACCATTTGACGTTGGTCGTTCGCAAAACGCCGGTGTACTCTGCGACCTCGGTCGAGGTTCGTGCAGACACACAGGTCGAGATTGAAACGCGCACGATTGAAACGCCGCTGCAGGTTGAGCAGATCACCCCGAAATATGACAACACCGCCTATCGCAAGCGTGTGCAGGCGGTAACGAGAAAGGAAGGAACCTAAATGACCAATCTGAAAGCACTGATGGAGCGCCGCGAGGAGCTGCGTCAGAACATGGAAACCCTGGTCAGCACGGCGGATACCGAGTGCCGCGCCATGACCGAGGAAGAAGCCGCACAGTTCGACGCGGCAGAGAACGAGCTGCGCGCCATTGATGCAACCATCGAGCGCGAGGAACGTGCCCGCAGCGCCGCCAACACTCTGGCACCGACTGCTGCGGAGGAACGTGCTGCCGCAGAGGAGAGCGCCTTTGTCGATTATGTGCTCGGCCGCGCACCCGAACTGCGTGCTGGTGAACAGAATCTGACCATGGCAAACAACGGTGCGATTATTCCGACCAGCATTGCGGACCGCATCGTAACTGCTGTGCGCGACCGCTGCCCGATCCTGTCCGGCGCGACTATCTACCGCGTGAACGGTACTCTCAAGGTGCCGGTATGGGGCAAGGCGAACACCACGCATGACATTGCTGTCGGCTACCAGACCGAATTTACCGAGCTGACCGCTGATTCTGGTAAGTTTACCTCGGTCGATCTGAGCGGCTATCTGGCCGGCGCGCTGACCCTGATCGGCAACAGCGTGGAGAACAACAGCGTGTTCAATGTCACCGACTTCATCATCAACCAGATGGCAGAGGAGATCGCGCTGTTCCTTGAAAAGGAGCTGCTGAATGGCACCTCCGGCAAGGCGACCGGTGCACTCTCTACGCCGACTGCTGTTACTGCGGCATCGGCAACGGCTATCACTGCCGATGAGCTGATCGAGCTGCAGGCACAGGTCAAGCAGGTCTATCAGGCGAATGCCTGCTGGACGATGGCGCCCGAAACCTTTACTTCGCTCAAGAAGCTCAAGGATTCCAACGGCCGTTATCTGCTGCAGGACGATGTAACCGGTGAGTTTCCGTACCGTCTGCTCGGCAAGCCGGTGTATCTGTCCGACAATATGCCGAAGCTGGCGGCAGGTGCAAGCGCTGTACTGTATGGCGATTACAGCGGCCTGTCGGTCAACCTGCGTGAGGATATCTCCATTCAGGTGCTGCGCGAGAAGTACGCCACCCAGCACGCCATCGGCGTTGTGGCATGGTTCGAGTTCGACAGCAAGGTAACGGACAGCCAGAAACTGGCCGTGCTCAATATGAAATCTGCGTAACGGAAAGGATGACAGCGCATGAAGCTGAGCGAGATCACGATAGGGACCGCCGCTGGCTATCTGCGTTTGGAGGACGGCGAGTATGATGAAAATCTGCTCGCCGCCGTCATGCAGGCTGCGCGGTCGTATATCGAACACTATACCGGGATTTCAGCAGCAGAACTGGACAGGTATGAGGACGTTTCCATTGCGTTCCTTGTGCTGTGCCAGGATCTTTACGATAACCGCACGATGTATCCGGATACCCGCTATGCTGCCAATGCGAACCGCGTAGTAAGCAGTATTCTGGACCTGCACGCGAGGAACCTGCTATGAATATCAATCCCGGAGAACTGAAGCACCGTATTCAGATCATTCGGCGCGACCGTACCGCCGACGCGGACGGCTACGACACCGTGACGGAAACCGTGGTGCATACCTGCTCGGCTAAGCTGACACAGGTCAGCGGTACTGAGCTGGTACAGGCGAATGCGGATTTTGCACGGACAAAGGTGCGGTTTCTCATTCGTCACACGGCAAAGTCCATTGATCGGAAGATGCTTGTGCGGTACGCCGGAACAGATTACGAGATCGTGTATCTTAACCGTTACGGCGATACGCGAGAGTATATGGAAATCTGGTGCGAACGGCTGACGCAGGAGGGATAGCATGAGCATGAACAATAAAATCCGGGCAGCGGTGCTGCCGGTGGTTTCTGTATGCGTTCCTGACCTGTACACCGGCGAGGAAACGACCTACTGCACGTTTCAGTACACCGAACTGCCGCAGGCGTTCAGCGATGACGCGCCGCAGGCGGCAGTTTATCTCGTGCAGGTGCATTTGTTCGCGCCGCGCGGCGAGAATACGCTGAAAACGCGCCGTCTGCTGCGGAAAGCACTGCTTGCCGCCGATTTTACCGCACCGCAGGTCGAGAATGCCTCGGACAGCACCGGTCAGCACTACATTTTCGAGTGTGAATACGCAGGAGGCTGGAACGATGGGGATTAGCATGAACGGTTTTGATGAGCTGATCATCGCGTTTGATGAGCTTTCCGAGATGCCGGACAGCGTACTGGACGGTATGCTGGAGGCAGGCGCAAAGGTTGTGGAGCGCGTGACCAGGGAAACCGGCGAAAGCTACGGCGTACATCGTACCGGCGTTACGCTCGGCGCGATCGGACACGATGCACCGCGCAAGACGACAGACGGCAAGGCTGTGTATATTTATCCGAAAGGCAGTACCGCGAATGGTCCGAACAAGACCAAACGCAATGCCGAGGTCGCTTATATCAACGAATACGGCAAGAAGAACCAGCCGCCGCGCCCGTTCATGCGCGACGGTGCAGAACGTGCCGCCGGAGAGGCGGTACAGCAGGAAGAACAGAAATTCAACGACTATCTAACGTCCAAGGGACTGTAAGGAGGAAAAAACTATGGCACAGTTTGGAGCAAAATGCCCGATGTTCGCTCCGTTCAAGACCGAACCGGCGGCAGCACTGCCGACCTATGACACGGCAGTGACCGTTGGCGCACTGGTCAGCGCAAACCTGACCGTCAACCTCGCCAGCGGCGAGCTGTACGCGGATGATGCGCTCAAAGAGCAGCTTTCCGAGTTTGCTTCCGGTACGGTAGCGCTGGAAACCGATGATATGACCGACGCGGTAGCAAAGGTGATCTACGGTGCGACCGGCGATTCCGGCAGCACGGGTGAGCTGAAATTCAATAAGGGCGATACCGCGCCGTACGGCGGCTTCGGCTACTATAAGGTGCTCATGCGCGACGGCCAGAAGGTGTATAAGGGCTGTTTCTATCCCAAGGTACGCGCGGCGCTCGGCAACGACAATGCGGCAACCCGTGGCAACAGCATTACCTTTGGCACCACGCCGACCACGCTGACCGTGTTCGCGTGCAATACCGGCGACTGGCGTATCACCAAGGAGTTTACCGGTGACGGCGCCGAGGCGAGTGCGCTTGCATGGCTGAAGGAAAAGCTGGCTGTTGCCGGCGGCTGATAAATGCGAAAAAGGGACTGACGAAACTGCTCAGTCCCTTTCCATTTCGGAGGAAATGATATGAATGAGGTAAAAACGACCGTGTGCGGCACGGAATATCACCTGCTGTTCAACGGCTATGCGATGTTTGCTGCGCAGGATATGTTCGAGAACCGTCAGCTTGGCGAGATTGTACAGGACAATACCGCGGAGGGCTTTGTCAATCTGTGCCGCGTGTTCTGCCTGCTTGCGGAACAGGGAGAGCTGGCTCGACGATATGAGGGCTACGACAGGGGCGAAACGCCGGACGAGGAGCGACTGCGTGCTGCGGTCATGCCCTATGACGTGATTGCTATGCGTCAGTCAGTGCTGGAGGCACTCATGCGCGGCTACAAGCGCGATGTACCGGAGGAGGAAACCGACCTCGGACTGGCTGAACTGCAAAAAAAAAGAACCGCAAAGCGGTCAAAGCAGACTATCTCCGCATCGGAGCCGTGAACGGTCTGGGCGTGAAGGAAACACTGCTGCTGCCGGTCGGCGTGGTGTTCGACCTGTTGGAAAGCTACGCCAGAGCGCACCGTCCGCCCAAGCAGGACATATAAAAACACCGCCCATGACGGACGGTGCTTAGTCGTTTTCTATGATCCTACGGGCTTCGTACAGGGTGATACCCTGCTGCTGCGCCAGATTCGCAATGGCAAGGTCACGCGCACGACGGCACTTTTTGCGGTGGTTTTCACGGATAACGTAACCGATACCGCAGGCAAAGCCGATCACAGCCGTAATACCGACCGGAAGATAGATAAAAACAGCACCCATGAAAAACCCTCCTTTGTGCTTTCAATATAGCATAAAACAGGGCAGAATGCAACGCTTTTTGGAGTGAAAAACAATGGCTACACGAAAAATCAGTACAAGGCTTGCCATTGAGGGCGAAAGTGCCTATAAGCAGGCGATCCGCGACTGCAACAATGAAATAAAAACCATGCGCTCCGAGCTGACACTGGTGCAGAGCAAGTATCAGACGAGCGCAAACAGCATGGAAGCGCTGAAAGCCAAGGGTGAGGCACTCGGCCGCGCATTTGAAGCGCAGAAACAGAAAGTAGAAACTCTGAAAGCGGCATTGGAGAACGCCCAGAGCGCCCAGCAGAACCACGCTTCCGCAACTGAGGAATACCGCGCAAGACTGACTGCCGCACAGCAGGAGCTTGACCGGCTGAAAAACAGCACCGGTGATACGGCAGAGGAGCAGGAAAAGCTCCAGAACGAGATAACGGAACTGAGCGCCGCGCTGGAAGCCTCTGAGGCAAAAGAGCAGGCGGCGGCCCGTGGTGTCAGTGAGTGGCAGCGTCAGCTCAACTATGCCGAAAGCGACCTGAACGACCTCGGAACCGAGGTGCAGCGCAACAACCAGTATATGCAGGAGGCAGAGCACAGCTTCCGCGATACGGCAAGCAGCATTGATGAGTTTGGCAATCAGACAAAGGGTACGGCGAATGCCATTGATACGCTGGCATCTTCTTTGGCGGCGGCAGGTGTTGCCGGAGGTCTGCGGACGATTGCCGAGGGGCTGAAAAGCTGCGTTGCGGCATCGGTCGAGTTTGAAAGCGCCATCACTGGTGTGTTCAAAACGGTTGACGGCACAGATGCACAGCTTTCCGCGATTTCGGACGGCATCCGACAGATGGCAACGGAAATTCCGGCCACTACGACCGAGATATCCGCCGTTGCGGAATCGGCAGGACAGCTCGGCATTGCGACCGATGATGTGCTGTCGTTTACGCGGACGATGATCGACCTGGGCAACAGTACCAACCTTACCGCCGATGAGGCAGCAAGTGCCTTCGCCAAGTTTGCCAACATTACCGGCACGGCTGCGGAGGATTACGGACGTCTGGGTTCGACGGTCGTTGCGCTCGGCAACAACTTCGCTACCACCGAGGCGGATATTGTGGCGATGTCTACGCGGCTTGCCTCGGCAGGTACGCTTGCCGGACTGAGCGAAAGCGAGATCATGGCGCTTGCCACGGCGATGAGCTCGGTCGGCATTGAAGCCGAGGCAGGCGGCACGGCAATGACACAGACGCTTTCCGCCATCGAAAGCGCCGCCGCAAAGGGCGGTGACAGCCTGCAGCAGTTTGCCGATGTGGCAGGCGTGTCCGCAACCGAGTTTGCCAAGCTGTGGAGTACCAGCCCGATCACAGCGATCCAGAAGTTTATCGCCGGTCTGGGACAGCTGGACGAAAAGGGCGAAAGCGCTGTGCTGGTGCTGGATGAGATGGGCCTGTCTGGTGTACGGCAGAGCAATATGCTCAAAAGCCTTGCGCTGGCAAGTGATACCTTGAGCGGCGCGGTCGCGCTGTCCTCGCAGGCGTGGTCGGAGAACACCGCACTCAGCGAAGAAGCCGGAAAACGCTATGCAACGACCGAAAGCCGAATCGAGATGTGCAAAAACGCAGCTGTCGGCTTGCAGGCGGCGATCGGTGATGCGCTGACACCGGCACTCGGCAATCTTGCGGACGCAGGGACCGAGGGCTTTGTCTGGGCGTCGCAGTTCATCGAGCAGAATCCGGCGCTCGTGCAGGCGTTTACCGCTGCGGCTGTGGCGATGGGCGTGGTAACGGCAAGCGTGACCGCCTATACGGTAGGCGTCAAGGCGGCAGAGATCGCAACGACCGCATTCAACGCCATTCTGGACGCAAATCCGATGTATCTGGTCGGCACAGCTGCAGTTGCCGCCATCGCTGCGTTTGCTACGCTGGCGCTGACGGTCGATGATGATACCGAATCGTTCTCTGATATGACCGAGGCGGCACGCAGTGCAAAGGATGCTGTCGCGGAAAGTCAGACCGCCACAGCAGATGCAGCTGCTACGGCTGCGGCCAGTGCCGAAACCGCCTCCGGTTACGTTGCCCGTCTGCGGGAATTGCAGGAGCAGGGCAACGCGACAAGCGAAAGTCAGGCGGAAATGAGCGTGCTGGTCGGCAAGCTGAACGCACTGTATCCGGACCTCAATCTCACTATTGACGAGAATACCGGTTCTTTGAGCGAGAACACGGAAAAACTGCTCGAGAACATCGAAGCCCAGAAACAGGCTGCCATCGACACTGCATTTGATGAGCGCAAGACTGAGCTGCTACAGCAGCAGGCTGATGTTGAGGTGGAACTGGCGACCAATCGTGCGGCGCTCAATGACCTGCGAGAGCAGGAAAACGCGCTGACCGAGGAGAACAACTCTCTGAATGAGCGGAACGCTGAGATTTATGACGAACTGGCGGCCCTCGGCGATGATGACCTCGCACGCCGTGCCGAACTGGAAAGCGAATTGTACAGCAACAACGAGGCTATCAACGCCAATGCCGAAGCTGCCGCCGAGCTGCGCGATCAGCAGCAGACGGTGAACGATGCCGTTGATGAGGGCGCCGAAGCCAGCGGCGAACTGTCGGATGAGCTTGACCGGCTGACCGAGGCTATGGAGCAGAACGCAGAAGCCTCTCCGGAGCTCGCGGAGGCAACTGCCGAACTGCCGGAGGAGCTGCAAAAGGCTGCGACCTCGGCCGAGCAGGCATACGACGCCTATGTGCAGCTTTACAACGAAACGGCAGCCAAGGCGGTCGAAAGCATTGAGAGTCAGATCGGTCAGTGGGAGAAGATGGACAACACGACCAAAACTTCCGCATCGACCGTACAGGCCGCTCTGCAAAGTCAAGTCACTTATATGCAGAACTATGCGGCCAATATGCAGAGCCTGCAGAACCGCAATATCGAGGGCATCGAGCAGCTGGCGGCTGCACTGGCTGACGGATCGACCGAAAGCGCTGCTATTCTGGCCGGTCTTGCCGGTGCGACAGACGCGGAGATCGCACAGATCGTCAAGTCGATGGGCGAAGTGTCCGCCGGTAAGGATGCCATGGCAGATGCCATGGCGGGCGCCGATACCGAGGTACAGGCTGCAATGAACAAGGCAGTACAGGCCGCTAATAAGCGCGACGAGATGTACAGAGCCGGTTCGGATTCTGCGCAGGGCCTTATTAACGGCTTGAATTCCAAGGTAAGAGAAGCCTCGGCGGCAGGCAGCCGCGCTGCGGCGGCTTACATGGCAGCATACAAGGCCGGGATGGATCAGCATTCACCGTCCCGTGCGATGTACCGTGCCGGTCAGGATACTGTACAAGGCCTGATCCTCGGTCTGGCGGCCAAGAGTGCAATGGTCACCTTGCAGGCGCGCAAGGTCGCGCAGCAGATGCGTGAAACCTTTACCGGCAGCAACAAGACAATGTTCACTGCCGGTGAGGCGCAGATCGATGCGCTGATCGACGGTTTCAAGTCGCAGGAAACCGAACTGAAAAAACAGGCAGAGCAGGCGAAAAAGCTGCTCACCGAGCAGTTCAAGGATAATGACGAGGCAAAAGAGCTTATCGACGACTACATGGACTACTATGTGGATTCCATCGAGAGCACGACCAAGACCGCAGAGAATTTCGCCAAGCAGACGCAGAATACGCTTGATGAAATTGAGGATGCCTGGGACGAAGCGGCAAAGAAGCAGGAAAGCATGGTCAAACGCCTGTCGGATTACGGTGACTTGTTCCAAGAGAAGGACGGGCGGTATCAGGTTGAGGATCTGAATAAACAGATCGATGCGCTCAACCGTTATGAAGAAGTTCTGACCCGTTTGCGGGACGAGCGTGGCATTTCGGATGATTTGCTCGACGAGATCGCTTCCATGAATATAGACGATGCCATCGGCTACGGCGAGAAGCTGCTGGCGATGAGCGATGACAAGTTTGAGGATTATGTTACTGCGTGGGAAACCAAACAGCAGCGTGCACTGGAAATTGCTCAGAAATTCTATCAGTCCGAGTTTCAGGCGCTTAGCGAGGCTTACGGTGATACGCTTACGCAGGGCCTTGAGGAACTGAACAATATCGGCTATGGCAGTGGTAAGGAATTTGCACAGTACCTGATGGATGGCATGAAGTCGCAGGAGAGTGCAATCATGGCACAGGCACGGCGCATCGCCAGCGAGGTCAGAGCGACCATTGATGCCGCACTCAGCTTCAGCGGTTCTTCTTCTAAATCCTCGTCTAAGAAAAACGGCTCTCATGCTGCCGGTCTGGATTATGTGCCGTTTGACGGCTATATTGCCGAACTGCACAAGGGCGAGCGCGTGCTGACCGCATCGGAAACGCAGGCGTATATGGATGCGAACACACCGTCCGGCTTTACGCTGCCGCAGGCTCGGCAGCTTGCAGAACAGCAGACCGCTGCTCTTGTAAACGCTATCGGCACACTGACTGCCGGTGCAGCGGTGCCGCAGCAGGACGGACCGGCAACCATCATCCTGCAGACAGGAGAGGGCATGGAGATCGCCCGCTGGCTGCTGCCGAGTATCCGAGCCGCTGCAAAACAATCTCCGGAAGTGGAGCGTGATTTCTGATGACACAATTAAGTATCAACGGCATTGACCTGCCGGAAACCAAAAACGGCAAGTACAAGTGTTATGAGCAGGAGCTGGGCGAGAGCATCCGCATGATCTCCGGTCGGCTTGTGACCGAGGTAAGGTCAAGCGTGCACGTGATCGAGTATTCCTATGACTACATGGGAAACGACCTCATGCGCCGCCTGCTGACGGCGCTGCGTTCGCGCAGCGACCTCTCGGTGCAGTTCCTCGATCCGCTTTCGGACAGTATGCAGAGCGCCTTGTTTCGCTGCACTAAGCAGCCTACACCGCAGTTTGCGTTTTCACGGGACGGTGTAGGACTGTGGAATAACATCGCATTTACACTGGAAGAAGTGGAGGGAAGCTGATGCAGCAGGTAAGTAATGCGTATGCGCAGGCCATCACAGCCGGTTATCGGCGTATACTGCCGCGTGCGCTCATCGACATCACCGACCCTGATCTGGTTTATGATCCGGTTACAAGTTCGGGACAGTCGTGGGTATCTGTATCACAAGAGCTGTGCAACAAGGTGTTCGACACGCCCACGCTGTACGCCAGTCTGGAAAGCGAACGCTGGACGCTGGATGGCTCTCGTGCGCTGCATCCGGGTATGCCGAATATCACAGGTGAAAACGGCTTTGTCGGTGCCGTGCTTAGTCAGGACGACAAGACTTTCGCCGTGAGACCGTGGGTGCAGCTGAATGTGCATAACCTCGGCATCATGCAGGCGTGCTCGGTATATTTTTCGCAAAACGAATGTGACGGCCTCGGTACGGACTTTACGATCGAGGTCATGAGCGGCGATACCGTCGGTTATCGGGAAACGGTTACCGGTAACACAGATGCCAGCGTTTACTTCGAGGGTTTTACCGTGCATGATGTTACTGCAATCCGCGTGACCTTTGCAAAATGGAGCCTGCCGCACCGGTTTGTCCGTATGGTTGAGATCGTACCGGGCATATATGAAAGCTGGGATGCGGATACGTTGTACTCTATCGACGTTATGCAGGAGATTGCCTTTAACTGCATGAAAACGCCCTACGGCACTTGCAGTTTGCAGGTTCACAACAAGAAGAAGCGCTTCAATCCGTACAACCGTTCCGGTCTGTTTCAGTCCATCGAGGAACGGCAGGGAATCCAGGTGTCCATGGGTGTGGAAACTGCGAGCGGCGCGGAGTATCTGCCGTTGGGCGTGTATTATCAGCAGTCCGGAGGCTGGGAAACCGACGCTTACGGTCTGACGATAGAGTTCAAGCTGGTAGATATTATCGGTCTGTTGGCTGACCGTGACTATAATGTTCCGACAACGCTGCCGACAACACTGTCTGGTTGGATTGCGTCGATGGTGGCGCTGCTCGGCGAGAATTTCACAAACTGTTGGGCTGTGGATGAGCCGCTTGGACAGATCGCGCTCACGGTGAACAGCGCAGATGAACTGAAAGACATGAACTGCGGCAGCTTGCTGCGGTATTTGTGCATGGCGGCGCAGGCCGCATTCCGCGCCGATGCAGTGACCGGTAAACTGCGAGTGTTCCTGCCCGAGGGAACGGACGGTGTGACAATCGGTGCAGATAACATGAACAGCTATCCGAAAAACCAGCCGGAGGACAGCATTGCACAGATCAAGTTCCGATTGGCTGATGAAGACAATACCGAGTATACCGTAAATGGCACACTGGCTGCTGCGGATAAGTCGCTCTCAATCAGCAATCCGTTCATTCACACCACGGCGCAGGCTGATGCTGCTGCGCAGTATATTCTCTCGTGGTACGGCCGCACGCAGTTCACTGTGTATGGCCGCGGCGATATGCGCTGCGAGCTGGGTGACGTTGACAGCGTGTGGACAGGATTTGATGAAAATGCTTCCGGACGGCGCTTCAAGCAGCAGTTCAAAATTGAGAACGGCGTAATGAAGAATGTACCATCCTACTTGTTGGAGGTGACGGACAATGCCGGATAAACTGATTTATGATCGAACCGCTGCGGATGTTGCCCGCGTAAATGAGCTGATGCGCAAGGTGCGTGCAGGTTCAGCGACCGATGCAGAACGCGCGGAATGGCTCGGCGGCAGGATGAAAGGCGCGTGGAATGCCTCTGACCTGAACCGAATCAATGACTGGCTTGCCTATCTAACGGATTTTCTGGAAGCACAGGGTTATTCAGCAGCCGTTTTTTTGCGGCACACTCCGTGGACAAAAGCTGATTTCCCAACGCGGAACGATATTGACCGAATCCGCCGCAACGTAGAGGCACTGCAAAACTGTTTCTTCGCTCTGCCGGACTGGCGTGAAATTGTGTACAACGGTACGATGAATTTTGACCAGGCGAATGTGTTGGAGTGGGATCTCGGGCGTATCGAAATCTGGCTGCAGGAACTTGTGAAAGCAGCGAGTATCCGACAGGCCAATACTTTGTTTATGCAGGCAGGAGGTGTGTTTAATGCGTGATAGATTACCAGAACTGGGTAAGGCAAATCGTATCAGAATTACGATGGACGATGGGCAGGCCATCGAGGGCGTGCTCTCTTATGCAGATAATGCCAGTCAGGATGGCAGTGTTTATAGTAAGGGAAATGTACTGCCGGATGCAGTGTGTGTTGCGCTTGGTCTGAATACGGATACAGCGGAACCAAAAGATGCTTTTGAAATGCTTGCTGCACTCGCTGTAAGTGGCGGCGGTTCCGGTGACGTTGGCGAGCTGGAGGACACCACTTTGGAGGTTGGCAGTTTCGTCAATTCTGGTGCAGGCTGGAACACGTTCAAGTTTAGGGAGGCGTTCGACGCTGCACCGCAGGTCGTCTGCCAGGCCGAGGACTTCGACGGCATCGTGCAGGTGAAAAGCATCACGGCGGACGGGTTTCTGTACTGCCTGCGGACGCTTTCCACCGGAAGCTACTACACCGGCGACTCGACCGGATCGACGCCGTCGCATAGCGCGAACACGCTCGTCAACGGAAGTACAACCACAGCCACAGCGGTGAAAATTCGCTACATGGCTATTGAATACGGAGGTGAACGGTAATGTTAGGCGTGAATCAGCTTGACTTTATCAACTATTGCAATGCCCTGAAAGGCAACTACCGCAAGGGCGTGCACAAGATGGAAACGCTGCTCGAAAATCCGACCCACGCGAAAGAGTTTGCGAAGAATCTCGGCGGTGTGTCCGTCGTGCTGGGTACGCCGGTAGGCAAGGAAGACCGCAACAGTGAAACGCTGCGCTCCATGCTGCTGGCCAGCGACGTGGCGAACGATGCCGTCTACACATGGATGGGGCAGTATTACGAGTTCGACAGCTGGGATGAGCTGCTCGGCGACGAGGATCGCTGCAAGGCGATGATGGCGAACGAACTGATGTGGCGTGCGCTGTCTGCCAGCGGCGTGGCAATGGGCAAGACCGTTGCAACGCTCGCGGGCCTGTCCTGCAGCGCGTATGACGATATGAGCGCGGTCGCTGCATCTTCGACCGCTATGGCGGCGATCATCGCAAACAGTACAGCGTTCAATGCTTTGGTATCGTCGTCGGCTGCCATGTCCGCAGTAGCGGCATCTCAGACCGCTA